AAGCTGCACAAATAGCTGCTGATGCAAGAAAAGATATTGCTAGATTAGCTGGCGCATTGAGACAGCCTCCTGCTCCATCTATTACGCAAATTGTTGACCCAACAAATCCCAATCAAATGATTTCTATTGATACTCGTCAATATAAAGGTGGTGGTATGGGTTCTGCTGGTGTTGTTGGAGTTTCTGGCAAAGAACCTACTGCTGCTGTTCGTGAAACAAAAGTAGAAGCTGGTAAATCACAATTACAAGATCAGATTGATGATTTGCGAGGAGCATTTACTTCATTAAACGAAAAACGAGCAATTACAAGTACAGAAAGAAATCCTGTCTCTAACGTTATTTCATATTTACAAGGAAGTACCGTTGGTCAAATTGGTGGCAAGGTTTTAGGAACAAAAGAACAAACTGAAAGAAACTTAATCAACAGTGCAAAACAAAGAATTTCTCAAGCAATCAAAAATGCTACTGGAATGTCTTCTCAACAACTTAATTCTAATTTTGAATTGAAGTCGATGCTTGATTCTTTGTCTGACGTTAGTCTTGGATATGAGGCATCAATGGAAATCCTTGATCGCCTTGAAAGAGATTACGTTAAAGGTGGTGGCATGGGTATGAGTAAGTCTGGAATATCGGCAGAGGATAAGCAAGCATTGCAATGGGCAAATTCAAATCCAAACGATCCAAGGTCTGCTCAGATCAAACAGCGTTTAGGAGTTAAATGAAATGGCTGAATTTAATCCAGATGCGTATTTGGCAAAAAAATCTACTACAACTACCTTTAATCCAGATGAGTATTTGGGATTAACACAGCCTCAATTTACTCCAACAAAAACTGGTACTGTTGTAGATCAAATTCCTACTGATGGTTATCCTACAGCTCCTGCTCCTATTAATGCACCATCTTTGACTACAGGTCAAAAAGTGTATAGAAACATAGTGCGCCCTGTTCTTGCACCGACTATTGAGACTGTTGGTGCTGTAGGAGGTGGATTGCTTGGAACTCCTCTTGGTATTGGTGGTGCTGTTGGTGGTGCTGGTCTTGGTTATGGAATTGCCAAGGAAGCATTGCAATTAGGAGATGTTTATTTGGGCGGTCAACAGCCACGACAAGGTGCTGGATTGTTTACTGAGCCAGCAAAAAATATTTTGGAAGGTGCAACTTATGAAGTTGGAGGAAGATTAGCTGCCCCAATAATTCAAAAAGGTATTAATAAAGCACTTGATATTGGTGCAACATCTCAATTGAAAGCTGCCAAAATTGCACGGGAAGCATTAGGTGAAGATTTGCCTAATGTCCTTGAAAAATTAAAAAGTGCTCCAGCAAATGCAAGTGTTGCTGAAATTACTGCTTCATTTGAAAATCCCACATGGCAAGCCTTAGTTAAAGAAGCACTTGATCGTGACCCACAATTCTTAAGAAAAATAAAATTATTTGGTGAAGATGAGTCACTTAAGGCATTGGCAAAACTTGCTGGTGGAGAAAATGCTGCTCAAGTAAGGTCTGTTTTAGATAACGCAAAAAAAGCATTGACGCAAATGACTTCACCACAACGTGAGGCTGCATTGAATCGTGCAAATCTCGGTCAAGCTGTTGCCGACTATGAATCTCAGGCTGGAAAACTTAGTGCAGAAGCCGCTAAGAAGGTACAGGAAGTTAAAGATTTAATTAATGCTGGTAATGTGGCAGAGGCTTATGCTCGACTAGATTTGATTAAACGTGGTTTACCTGTTGGCTTAACCAAATACACCTATCCAAGCACATTAGCAGAAAAAGCATTTAATGAATGGTCTGACAAGGCTGCACAAGCATCACTTGATTTAGGTCAGGGTGCAAGATTTGCTCAAAGTGCTGCCGATGCAATGAAATCTGTTGGTATCAAGCCACTTGAAGGAAATCAGTTATCTAGAAATATTCTTGCAATTGCTGATAACCCATCTTTTGCTGGTGACGATGTATTGCTTGGTGCAATCAAAAATGTTTCTGATGACATTGCAAAATGGACTTCAAGCGGTGGAATTATTGATGCAAGAGCATTAGATGCAATTAGAAAAAATTCAGTTAATGCAGCTATTGCTCAGTTAAGACCCGGCATTGATGCAACTGCACAAAGAAATCTTGCATCTAGTGTTTTGTCTGATATTAAACCAGCATTAATTGATGCTATAGAAGCATCTGGTGGAACTGGATATAGACAGTATCTGACTGACTATACAAAAGGAATGCAAAAAATTGCAGAACGTAAATTGTCTGGTGAGGCTTTGCGTCTTTGGAAAACAAATAAAGATGAGTTTGTCCGTTTAGTTCAAAATGAGTCTCCAGAAGAAGTTGAAAAAATCCTTGGAAAAGGAAAATACAACATTGCTACTGAATTGGCAGACAATACTCTTTCTGTTCTGAGAGAACAAGCTGATAAAAGATTGACACAACTTTCTGTTCAACAACAGATTAGTGAAGGTCAAAAAGCATTGACTCAACTACTAAAACAACAAACATCTTTAGCTCGCTTGCCATCTTGGTTTAGCTTTTGGGCATCTGCTGCCAATAAAACAGTGAGTGAACTTGAAAAAGCAATTGGTAATAAGAGTATGAAGATACTTACAGAGTCAATGAAAAATCCACAAAAAGCTGCTGATTTATTAAATACAGTTCCAAAAGAAGAAAAACAGCGAATTACTGAATTGCTCACAAATCCAAACTCAATTCGCACTATGGCTCAACAAAATACAGAAGACTGAGGAGTAGAACATTGATCCAATCAGTCTATGTTTACTTGCGGCAGGTCTTGTCAAGAATATTCAGCAAGGCTGTGAGCTATACAAGCAAGCTAAACAGTCCTTTGTTGAAGTCAAAAAGACTGCTGATGAAGTCATGGCTATTGGCAAGGAAGTCAGTGGCTTCTGGAATCAACTTCTTAAGTTCTTTGGTGGCAAGCCTAAATCTGAAATTCCTAAGCCTGTTGCAAAGCCTAAAAGGACTGAGTATGTTGCTGTTGACGAAACTCAAGTCAAAGTTGACATTGTTAAGAACCTTACTGAATTCTTTAAACTTCAAGAACAATTGGCTGCTCACATTCGTGAAGAAGAAGAAAAGTCAAGAACAGTCTACGACCCAGATCAAAACCACATGGAGGCAGCACTCAAACGAGTAATGGCTCAACAGGAGATGGACAGGCTTGTTGTCCAGATCAGGGAAACGATGGTCTATCAAAGTCCTCCAGAGATGGGTGCTTTGTATAGTTCAGTTTTTGACATGAAAGAGGTGATTCAAGAGGAGCAAGAACAAGCAAGGCTTAAGCAAGAGGCTCAAGAGAGGTTTAAACAATGGCAACGCAAGGAGGAAAAAAGAGACTTCCAAGCAAAGTCAGCGTATCTCGTGGCAACCCTAATCCTTATAGCGTACCTTTGGATGTGGCTTCTATTCGTAGGAAGACTGGCGAGGACATAATGGGATGGATAGCTGCTTGTGTATTGATTGCCTTGTTGTTGCCCCTTGGCGCAATGCTTTACCTTGACATCTTGGAAGCCAAACATGAAGTGAAGCAACAGGTTGAGAAGGTAGAGAAGTTGAGAAGACAAATAGAACAGGAGAAACGCAGAAATGACAAAACATGATTTATCGGTACTAGCGTTTTGGTTATTTGGTTGCATAGTTTGCCTCATGTTGGCTGGCTGTGAAGACAGATACCGATATAAATGCCAAGACCCAATGAATTGGTCGCTTGATGAGTGCAAACCACCTATCTGTACGGCTACAGGCACTTGCCCTGAACAACTTGTTAAACCAGAAAAGGAGAGCAAATAATGGCAACAGTAGGATACAAACCCAATACAAGACTGTCACCAGAGGAAATTGAGGCTCGTGTGTGGGCTTTTGTCATTGTGGTGATTGCACTGATTCTGATTGGTTCGTGCTTTAGTTTCATCTACTCTGTGACCTTTGTAACTCAACCTATGGTTGGCATGGCTCCGATAGATAAAGTCTATACAAAAATGCTTAACGATATTATGCTTCTATGCACTGGTGTTTTAGGTGGTGTTGCTGGTCGCAAGGCTGTATCTGCTGTTGCTGTTGCTTCAGCCAAGGCAGAGGCTACTGACAATGATCCTGAGCCTAAGTTGGAAGCCAAGGAATGAGTCTACTTAATCCTGCTGTATGGATAGCCCTATTGTTGTCCCTAGTGGCATCATTTGGGGCTGGTTACTACAAGGGTGGTGTTGATGAATTCTTGAAGCAACAGGCTGAGATAGCTCGTTTAAACGATGAAGCTAGACAGAAGGAACAGGCACTGGTAACTGCTGTCCAGACTCAAGCAACTCAATTGGTGAAAGCTGAACAAAATGCAAAAGTTTTATCTCAAAAGCGTAATGCTGACATTGACAGTGGTGCTCTCAAGCTGCGGATTCCTGTCAAAGCCTCCTGCCCAACCATACAAACCACCGCAGATGCCCCCATTGCCGAGCGATCTGACGGAGGAACAGCCGAGATTCAGCCAGAAGTTGCTAAGGCTATTCTCGCCATCGGAGACGAAGCAGACACCACAGTGAGAAAACTCAATGCGTGTATAGCGGTATATAACCAAGTTCGTGAAATGCTTAACCAGAAAGGAAACCCATGAATGCAGAACAGTTAGCACAAGCCTTGAAGATGTCACCAGCCAAAGCAGAGGAGTGGATTGATGCCATTAATGAGACTTTTGATCGTTTTGACATCTCTACCCCTGAAAGACAAGCCTGTTTTCTAGGACAGTGCGCCCATGAGAGTGCTGGATTTACTGCTCTTAAG